AATATAGGCATACGAGGATCATTCTCGCGCATGAGGTTATTGTCCACGGAGTTCATCTGAGATTCCGTTAATTGGTCGTAATACTCAGTTCGCTCTTGGACAAGCTCGTCGGGAGCTTTACATAACATTAGACCACCTACGATGACGTTATCTTTGAACCGTGCGTCAGCAACGGCATCGCTAAAGATTTCGGGGTGATCCTCTGCACGTACAGGCTCCCAGCCTTCACGTAATTTAGAAGAAACATTAGTCGAATCAGGTTGACCCATAGTGCTCACACGAACCCAGTGAAACGTATACCCGTCTTGCGGAGTAGGATCAGGCAACACTGTTGGCCTTTTCCACGCCTGCTTACGGATAGTTCTTTCTCTAGTTCCGAATTCTCTATCTTGTCTCTGTTTAGACATTTTGTTTCCTCGCTAATTCAGCAGCCTGTTTGGCGTAAGTTTCCAACGGAACCCCAAGTTTTTTCGCAATAGCTATTTGTGACGGCGTGAGCCTAATTTTCTTAGGCGCTGTGCTCCGCGTTGCGGGAGCCACCACATTGCTAGGTTTTTGCTTGGGTGCTACCTCTGGTTCGTCTTCGATTCCATCGTCGAATTGATCGGGGAATACTTGTCGCATACGAGAATTTATCTTCTCGTAGTATTCATCAGATCGAGGGTCTACACCCTCATTAACTAATTTCGTATGCACCCCAAAAGCAAACGAAGTCATTTCGGGGTTACCTTCTGGCCCATCACCAAACCAAGTATTTTCATCTGCCCAAGCAGATGCTTTTTCATCTCGCTGTGGTTGCGGTTCAGGCGCAAGTTGTTGTGATTGAACAGTATTTTGTTCGGGTTGTAAAGCTGTATCTACGTTAGTATCAGTAACAGCTTTGGGCTTTAAATTTTTAACTTTATCAGCACGGATTTGCGCTACATTTAGAGCTTGTTGTGCTTCAACAATCGCATCAGTTTCGCCAGATTCGTAAGCTTTTTTATAAGCTTGTGTTGCTACAGCCAATTCGGACGCAACCTGCTTCCTAGCAGACTCTATTAACGCATTATGACTTTGGTCTGTTTTGGTCTTAAGTTGTTGATTTTCATCAACTAATTTTCTAGCATACTGCTCAAGAGCTTCACGTTCACGCTCTGCGGCTTCTTTAGCCCTACGCTCGTCGTGGTAGCCCTTACTAAAGTGCTTGATCCGGTTCTTAACTTTCTCCGAATAGTTCTCAAGCTCTTCATTAGTAACTTCTTCAGGAGGTTCTGAGGGTTTACGCCCACGGTCTTCCGGGGGTACGTCGTCCACCACTTCAATTTCTACTTCCCCTGCCTTTATTACTTTTTCTTTGGCGGCAGGTTTTTCAATAGTTTCGCGCCCTTCAACTCCTTTAACCTCTATTTCTTCGGCTTTAGGCTCTTCTTGAGGCACTTCTACTTCTTGTAAGTTCTCTTCCTTGTCAGGATCAGGGAACTCAAACTCAACTTGTTGTATTGGCATGATCTAGTCCTTATGCGCGAGTCAGTTTACTCGGATCGTCAATAACGGCCTCGATAGAGTCATCGTTCATCAAACGGTACTCCTCGTTGCCTACTTTAAAGCGCGTGCCTGTATTAGCACGAAACATTACAAAGTCTCCCTCTTTACACCACGGGCCAGAAGGAAACCGCTCTTTGTCGTTATAGGCTTGGTCACCCATATCGACTACCACCCCTACCATAGTCAGGATAGTCTCTTCCCTAATGGTTGAGCTGGCCTTAGCAATACCACCTTCAAACGTGTCTTCTATCGTAGGGAGGGCAATAAGCACGCGGTATCCCACGGGTTTAGGGACGTGTGCGTCCAACACCACTTCTGCCTGCTCTTTCTCTTCTATCTGTTTGCGCCGCTTTTGTTCCAGCGGAGTAAGCTTTGCCACTTCAGTCATCTTCATCTTCCAAATGATTACGCGAAAGGTCTTGTACTTCTCTGCGTGCGGCGGCTAGACCTCGGATTGCCCCACACGATTCCTTATATGAGGGGAAATCTTTTGCGCCCCCACTGGTAAGAAATTCTTCTTGGCTTTGCTGTAACTCAGCAAGTTTGTCATCAAGTACGTCAAAGACGGTTTTTGCCATTATTTATTGTCTCCTAGGAGGCGTTTGTTGCGCTTTGGCGAGGTCTAATATGGCTTTGGCCTCATCCAAGTCTTGTCTTGCGTTAGCTTGATCTGTCTGAGCAGCAACCCGTGCAGCCTCAATAGTGGCGGTGTTGTCTGCTTTCTGTTTATCAAGCTGGAGTTTTGCAGCGTCAAGTGCCGCATCTGCCTGATCTTTCTGAGCTTTACGCTGCTGTTCAGCGGCTTTAAGCTGCAATTCTTGCTGCTGCATTTGAATAATCGGGTCTTGAGCCTTCTGTTGTGCAGCTTGTTGTGCAGCGGCTTGTTGCTTCTGTTGTGTAAGCTGCTGCCCGGCTTGTGCCAGTAGGCTCGCCAACTCCACCTCAGTTTCTTCTGGAATCTCCGCATCTGGTGCAGGTAGTGGGACTCCGACTTTTGCTTCCATCTGCTGTCTATAACTAAACGCTATGTGTTCTGCTATGTGCGCTTGAAGTGCGGCCACCACCTGCCGTGCAGCGGGGTTCTGCCCAATAAACGCCGCAATCTGCGGGTCTTGGAGGAATGCTTGGTGTGTAGCAATGTGCGCGTCATGGTCTTGATATATAAAGGCTTTTACTGGTTTACCCACTAACACAGACATGTTTTCACTAACTGGGTCAGACGGTTTAATATCATCTTTAGTAGGTACAAGCTTATCTGCGTTCTTAATGCCCAGAACCTCGATCATCTGCCGGTGTAGCTGGGGCAGGTCGTATATCTGTGGGGTAGCCTGTGCCATCTGCAACACAGTCTGATACTGCACAACTCGTTGCGCCATCGTACTGTTGTTGGGATCACTGACAGGAATTACTTCCACCATGTCGTAGTCCATGCGGCGGGCACGGGGTTCTCCACGGTCAGGCATGTACATATACTCATCGGGCGCATACTCAGCGATGATGCCTCGCAGAAGTTTGAACTCCTGTTTCATCGAGTAGTGGACACGGGCTTGAACCGCAGCCATTGGCTTGAGAGTGCGCTCCAACAGAGCAAGAGTTGTTCCGACAGGCGCGTTGGCGCTCATGTCAGAAATGTTCATATCACTGATCGCGCCTAAACGTCGGCCTTCTTCAGTAATCTGCTTGAGTAATGCAAGAAGTGTCTGACTCGGCTCCTTGTAGGGGAGCGTCATTAAATTGTCTTTTATACTGCCACTAGGCACGTCTACATCGCGAAACTCGCCGGGGCCAATTGGGGTGTCATCGCCCTTAACCCGCAGCCCACGGGACTTCAAGCCCCCCGGTAGGTTAGACAAAGTACCCGCGTCAACTAGTTGACGTATAAGAGAAGTGCCAGCCCTAGCATAACCACCAATAATGTGAATTAAACCAAGACCATAGAAGCCAAAACCCGGTACATAAGAGTAGTGGACAAAATGTTGACGCTTAAGCATCAACGGATCATCAGGGTTCCAGTTACGGCGGATAGACAAAACAGTGCTGGTGCCCTGCTCTATCGTAACAATGTAGGGTTTTGCTACCTGAAGTGGGCCTTCTTCTTGGTCAACATCGTCTAATATGAGGTCTGCATGGACTTCTAAGAGCGTATAACGGTCATCGTCGTTGAGGGTGTACCCCCCTTCCTCTGCTTTTTTCTCCTCTATATCGGTGTGATAAGAGGTAGGATCGCCTAGTTCAACTTCTCTATAGAAGCCTGCAACCTGCAATTTAACGAGATCGTTCTTGGTTTTACGCATTACGTGAGTAACACGCTCGGCTGTCTCTATGTTTGACGCGCCATAGGGGACAATCATGTCCTCGGCAGGGATATACATAGCAACCTGTCTGCCAAGGTTGGGATCAAAGTAGACTTTCTTAAACGCAGACCCTGCAAGACCAAGGGAGTAGAGTAACCTTTCGTGTTCAGGACGGTATTCGACCATGACATCGGTAAGTTCGTAGTTCATGTCCGTCTTGACTCGGAGGGCGGCGTCTTCCTTCTCCTTGGTTATCTCTCCAAGTACCTTGGTCTTGACAGGGCCAGCGGCGGGGAAAGTTTCACTCATCGCTTCAGCTTGGAAGCGGATAGCGGCTTCGGCTAGGACATTGGAATAGACACCGCAGGCATCTTCCCAAGGCTCGACACGCTCTTCGTATTTGAAACCGAGCACATCTAGCCCTTTAACAAAGGTATCTGCCCACTCTTTACGGCTAGATGTGTCGGTCTCGACATAATCTATAAGCTCTGAGGCGATCTCTGTCAACTGTCCATCTTCTAAATACTCTGCAAGGTTAGCGTCAAACGGCGCACCAGCCGCTTCTTCCATACCTGCTTCAGGTACTAGAGTAATCTCAACGCTACCATCGTCCATTGTCACCATCTCAGGATTAACAATATCGATTTCCATTTGTGCTTCTTCTTCAACCGCCAGACCTTCTGGGGTTTGATATAAACCTTTCTCAATAGCCATCAGTAGTACCCGCCTCTACGTTGCTTAAAGTATTGCATCTCGTCTTCTTCATCTGAGGGCAACCTTACGAATCCGCCTTTCCTGTACCGCATCAACGCCAATGACACGGAGTCCACGTAGTCGTCATGCTCCCCTGCTGGGAATGCTGCGACCTCATCAATAACCTCTTCCGCCCAGCTTCTGTTGGGTGCCCACACCATACCCGAGGCAAACAAGTCAGAAACTGCGTTCAATCTCGTAATCTTGTCGTTACCCTTGGTAGGAGTAAACTCCTGCACTGGTATACCCATCGCCCGCATCTCGTATATCAGCGGTGCCCCGGAAGCTTTCTTTTCTACAATGAGCGAGTCCGGCTCCCACTCCTCGTATTGTTCTATTGCTACGCGTTTCAGCGTAGGAAACTCCATCCTGTCCCTGAACGCATTGAGCAGAATAATATTTGCTTGCTCAACTCCGTTCTCATCGGGCGCATAGAACACACCCCACGTCGTACAGGCCGAATAGTCAGCCCGATTTGTCTTTTCAAACGCCGTATCCCACGCCATTAGCAGGAAATCACACGCTGGCGGCTGTTCTTCCTCCCAAGTTCTCCACCATTCGCGCTTCACGATGGCAGATGTCTCGGATGTTGGCTCTTGTTGGTACTGAGCCATCCATTTTGCGTTAGGAAGTTCCTCTTTTAGGGCTGCAAGCTCCTTTTTTGACCAAAATTCAGGCCACAGAGGGTTCCCGCTCGGCATTAATGCCGGAAATTCAATCACCTCCCACTCATCGCCGCCCCTTTGGGCACTGGCTTTGAGTACACGAGCCGTCAAATCACGCAACGACCACCGTGTCATAACAATAACGATGGCTCCGCCCGGTTGTAGACGCTGCCTTGGCCCGGATGTATACCACTCGTAGGTCTTATCGTAGATGTCCGGGTTTATTTCAGCTAATGCTGCCTCTTGTTCCGAGTGCGGGTCGTCAATAATGAGCAAATCCGCACCTTTACCAGTAACCGCACCGCCTACACCTATTGCAAAGTAGTCTCCACCCTTACTTGTGTTCCATCGCCCTGCGGCCTTGCTATCCGCAGACAATACCAGATTAGGAAATATCTCGTGATATGCGTCCTGATCGACTAAGTTTCTTACCTTTCTACCGAAGCCAACCGCAAGTTCTGCTGTGTGCGACGTTTGGATGATCTTTTTATGAGGAAACTGTCCCAAAAACCAAGCAGGGAGAAGATAACTAGCAAACTCAGACTTAGTATGACGAGGGGGCATATTAACAATAAGACGTTTACACTCGCCCCGAGCCACTCGTTCAAATGCTTCAGCCATCCTCGCATGGTGCTTCCCGCTAATAAACGTAGGCCACATCTGCCTAGTAAAATCTAAGAACCTAGTCTGTGCCTTCTTCTGCTTTTTGAGTTTCGCTAACTGCTCAAGTTCTGCTAGTACCCGTTCTTGTTCTGCCTGTGACAGCAGTGGCAATACCTTCGGTATATCCTGAAGGGATATGTCATCAAATGGAGATGTCACGTTCGTCATTTAATTCTTCGTCATCATCTTCATCTTTTTCAGCGTCCAGATCGACTACACCTAGCACATCGTCTAGCTCTTCTTCGGAGGCTCCTCCTGCTGGTGTTATGTCTACTACAGTAGCATTAAGGAGGTTTTTCACCTTTTCCTTAATCGCTTTTTCCAGTTCTTCTGGATTCTTGTAGTTTATGGTTATTTCGCTGCGTTCAGTAAATAGCCCTATGTCGCTATGTTTACCCAGCAGTTCAAGTGCTTTCAACTCGTACCTTGGGTCGCCACAGTTAGCAATTTCCATCAATTTGTGCGTAATGGCAGACCGCGACTGCGCTACATCCATAGCAAGCTGGGCACCATATGTACGTAGAAATGCAGCCGCAGCAAATGCCGTGGTCTGATTTGTAAGGTTGGCAGGCTTTTGCGCTGTGGCAACTGCCTGTAGCAATTCTTTTTCTCGGGCAGCATCTCCCTCGGAAACTTCCAAGCGTGCGCCCATTTCTACCTGCAATTCTGCTGTATTGCCCGCCACTGCTATCTCATCGATTAGGGTCGCGGGTTTCTCCTCTGACAAGTCATAGGGGATAGGGTGGTCCTTGGTAGGTTCCACTTGTACAACAGCCATTCGCAGGTATCCGAAATACCGGGTTTTGCGAAGTCTAACATATAGTTACGTACTGACAACAGTAGGGAAAAGAGTGGGAAAGGTTGGAAAAGGTTGAAAAAGGTTGGAAAGAGGGAAGTGTCCTAAGTGTTGCAGAAATCAAAAGCATACCTTTTTTGGGTATTTTCGGTAGAGGTACCCCCAGCGGTGCCTATGTAAATCAAAGACTTACGCCATATTAATTTACCAGCCGGATTCAAACTCGGTATTTCAATCCTTTTCAAACTCGTAGGTACCATCAAGGGGGGTGTTTCCTATATTGAGGGGGGTGGGGTGCGAGGTGCGCGTATACAGAAAAAGAGGGGGTGGGGTACGTCTTGCGACCAAGGTAAGTCATTGATTTTATTAGAGTTGTTGTTTTGGGTTTGTCAAAGTGTGGGGTCTGTTGTGCATATTATTATGTATATGCAAGCTATGGTACCAAATGCTGTGCGCGGGGGGTGGGGGAGGGGTGGGGTCGATATACCCTGCTTGATTATGTAATACAATTTGCTATTATATATACACGGTTGAGGGACAGGCCCAACACCATAAATCAACATTGAATATTCAATGTTCAACAGGAGTAAGAACCATGCCAAAAACAGTAAATACAAAAGTTAAGCCCATCGCGTTATCAGTTGCACGCGGATCATTCATCGAAGGTGAAGCTGGGGGCGCGAAGTCCGCCGCTGAATATGCCGCCGCAATGGATCACGCGTTTGCTTTCAATTGGACAATGCGCGCCGATGGTAAGTTTGATCAGAAAGCAAATAGCAAGCTCTCAAAAGACGAAGCTAAGGTTATACGCGCTGAGCGCGACGAGTGTAAAGCCGCGTATCTCGCAACTGTACCGGGCGCCGATGACATAGCATTCAACAACCGTTGGGATTACCTGAAGCGCCTTTCAACGCATCGCGTAGCAGATGAAAAGGCAAAAAAAGAAAAAGCCAAGAAATCTGAGCGCGAATTGTATCTAAACTACCTGCGCCTCGCGTATAACAAAGCCAGCGAGCCAGAGTCTCAGGCAACGCAGGGGGAGATTGATCTACTGAAGGATGCTTGCAAGCTTGCTGGCCTCGACATGAACGAAGTCTAAACATTGAATATTCAATGTTGAATCTAAGCCCACTTCGGTGGGCTTTTTTTCGCCCGGAGAAAAGCTTTTGTTATGACAGTAGTGATAGTACCTATGATAGTAGGTACAGATGATAGTTGCTCTAGCTGCTGTACCAGACGTAACATTGTATTGTTACGTTTTAATCCTAATGTTATGTTTAATGTTACGCGCTAAGCTGTTGATCTAGCTACAGAAAGAGCCTTTTGTGTAATGTTATGCGGAAAAAAGGACATACGTATATTTCTTCTCTTCTTTTCCCCCCTTATTGCAGTGAACAGGCTGATTAAAATAAACGCTAAAAGGGTATATATTTCTCTAAATCTCATAACAATATAACAATACATACAACTACACCTCTACACCCCGCTGTTTCTGGGCGCTCCAGAAAAAAACCTATTGTTACGTCCCACATAACATTAGACCCTATTTTTATAACAATGTAACAAAGGAATGTACCATACTTGACAGTGTTATTAAATTGTGATACAATATACTTACACAATGGGAATTCGCCTGTTGTGTGTAACATTACAACTGACTCAAACCAACATTGAATATTCAATGTTCAACCGAAGGAGAACGACATGGCTAACTGCATTCGATGTAACAAACCATACTCACCGGCTCGCGCCAGTCTAGGTATCCGAACATGCCTAGTGTGCGGTGAATCCGCAGCCAGTGATGCACGCATGGGCTGGTGCGTCGCTCAGGAGTACAACAAGGGCGCGTACCAGTTGATAACCGACCCGGCTACGCTCAAGCAAACAAACCCTAAACGTACAACTTAAGAACAACGCACAACTTAAGAACAACTAGGTTGAAGGAGCATAACAATGAAGAAAAGTAATCACGCCGTGGGCGAGTGCTACAAGACACCAAACATACACGACCCGCACAACAGGTACACATGGGAGGGCAAGAGACCGTGGTGGGTGCGCCCGCTACAGGTATTGGGCTTTGTGACTACTGCCGCAGGCGTAGCGTTATTCTTTTGGTCAGTAGCTACATTGATGCTGATTCTGGAGGGGTAACAATGGGTAAGCCAAAAAAACCAAGTAAGGAACCCTACGAGAAGCCCACGCTTGAGGCGTGGCAGGACTGGGGCGAGCAAGCTAAGCAGGATTGGGAGCTAACTGCCCACGTCCCTGTGGTAGAGAAAATAACGCTAGCCGACCTGCTAGCAGACTACGACCCGGCTGTACTCAGGCGATGGGTATGTGAGCAGGGGCAACAGGAACAGCAGCAAGAGCTGCCAGACAAACCACAAACCAACGAGAAATGAACATTGAATATTCAATGTTAAGGAGAAAGAGAATGTACGGAAATACAAATCTTTATGAAATGCCCGCCCTACGCACCTATCAGGACGCGCTAGAGCACTATGAATCAATCAAGCCTATCAGGGGGAAGGACTGGCTACGCCCGATCATCAACACCCCCAACGGCAGACGCAGGCAGCACATGCAGATCATCAAGCACCGTGACAACACCATCGCTTGCAGGCTGTATGACACCAACGTGCTGACCTACCTGCCTGACGGGGAGATTCACTTCACAAACGGCGGTTACGCTACAAACTCAACGCACCAGTTTGCTACGGCCCTGCTGAACAGATGGGATAGATACGGGTGCTACTTCAGTAGCCACAAGACCCAGACTACCGCCACTGTACGCAGCAAAACCGTGGTGGTTGGGGATGGTGAGGTACTCAAGCTTAAGTATGACAAAGACATGGGCTTTGACTTCATCGACCCGCCCAAGATGTACGCGTACTACCTGAAGCGTGCCCCGATGGGGATGCGCCGCAAGGAGATCGAACCATTCACCAAGTACGTGCTAGCACTAGCCAAACTGGTAGACCCTGCGCAGTACGAAGAATACAAGGGCCAACAGACCGCGTACTGGCTGTATCACAAGGTAACCGGTGACGAGGATGCTCGGGTGGAGGCAGCGGAGCACCTGCTGCGACGGGCCTGTAGATGGAGAGGGGATTGGCTGAACCGAGAGTTATCAATACTACCCAAAGACGTAACAAACATACTTGATGACATGCTCAAGTATGTGCACTGCGAAGATTTGTTCGAGAGGCGGGAAGTAGATAAGCCAAACACCAATGATAACGAAACATATATGACCGGAGCGGGGACGTACCTATGAAAACTCTGATGCGAGCAAAGTCTCAGTGTCCTGTGGATACTGGAGAAGTGGTAAGGGACGGACGGGGGCGGCGTTACTACGTGTCGCACGTCCATAACAATAAAGTAGCAGTGGTTTCAATGGACGGGAGGAATCTGCACATGACCGCAGCACCGCAGGTGTTTGGCTGCTACTTGACAGTCTGAGTTATATTGTGATACAATATACTCGTAGTTTGATTTCTGTAATACCAACTAACCAACATTGAATATTCAATGTCTAACCAAAGAGAACGTAACAATGAATGAGATTCAAACAGTAACACTTCAACACTCAATTAGCCTGATCGTCAACAACCCCAAGACGCGCTTCATACTGCGGGGTGAGCCGGGTGTCGGCAAGACTAGCATCGCTGAAGAGATTGCACGTATCGCTGGCTTACCACTGTGCATGGTGGACGTGCCCAACCTTGATCTAGGTGATGTGTGTATGCCTGTGATCGACCACGAGAACGGCGTGACCCGCTACTACCCCAATGCTCGGTTCGGTATACATACTGGCGAACCAGTAATGATGTGTCTTGACGAGTTTACCAAGGGCGTAGAGCCAGTGAAGAACATGCTTCACCCTATGCTAGAAGTATCTAACCCTAGACTAGGCGACCTACCGATACCCGAGGGCAGCATCATTTACCTGACGGGTAACCTCGATACCGATGGCGTGGGCGATGGGCTGGCCCAACATACCAGACAGCGCATCATCGAGCTGATTGTGCGTAAACCAGACCATGAAGTATGGACACCTTGGGCTGTGAATAACGGCATCGAGCCACTACTTATTGCATGGGTAAACCGGTATCCCTACTGCCTAGCATCCTACCTCGATGGCGTGAAGAATGAGTTTATCTTCCATCCGTCTAGCCCACAGGACAATGTGGTATCCCCACGTGTACTAGAAATTGCCAGCGGAATTATTAAGAACCGAGCACACTACGATGAAGATGCGCTTATGGCTGCGCTAACAGGTGCAGGTGGTGCGGCATTTGCGGCCAGTGTTGTGTCATTCATCCGGTTCCAAGAATCATTACCTCCAATCAAAGCTGTGATCGAGCAACCTGATGTGGCTATCGTGCCCCATGACCCCGGTGCCCGTGCGGTGATGACATTCGGACTACTGGAGCATGTGGAGAAGGACACCCTGACTAACATACTCAAGTACCTGCGTCGCATGGAAGAAGAGTGGCAGGTGGTGTTCTGTGTGGCACTGGCCCGACACGAGCGCAAGAAAGCAATCGCCTTCGCGAACCGAGAGTTTGCACTGTGGGCTGCTGATAACGAGGACTTACTGTGAACATTGAATATTCAATGTTGGGAGAAACAAAATGAAAGTAGAACGTAAATTCAAAGCTATCAAGATCGGGCTTATGCGATCCGAGCAGTTTGGTCTGCTGCGTGGTGTTGCCATGCACGGTAAAACCATTCTGACTACTGACGTACCCACAGCGGCTACTGATGGTCGGGACTGTTGGTTCAACCCGGACTTCCTGTTCAACCAGATCAGCAACGGGGACAAGGGCATTGCCTATGTCATGGTGCACGAGTGGTTGCACAAGGCGGGTATGCACATGGTGACGTACCAAAATCTCAAGGAACGTAACCCAATGCTAACCAACATGGCGGCGGACTATTGGAACAATGACAAGATCGAACTTGCCGACCCCAACCATCTGTTGACCGAGATGCCACAAGATGCGGACGGGAAGCCCATTGGCTTGCATGACATCAAGTATCGGGATTGGACCATCAAGCGCATCTTCAACGACCTGCTAGAGAATAACGAAGGTGGTAAAGGTGGTGGGTTCGATGAACACGACTGGGATGGAGCCAAGGAACTAACCAAGGAACAGGCCAAGGAACTCAAGAAGGATGTGACCGAGGCTATCCGGCAGGGTATTCATGCGGGTAAACGAGCAGGTGCAGGTGGACTACGTGATGCACTGGGGCTTGAAGAACTTATCACGCCCAAGGTGGACTGGCGCGATGCACTGCGAATGTTTATGAACTCGACGTGTCGAAAGAAGGAACGCTCTTCATGGCGTAGACCTAACCGCAGGTATCTGCATCAAGACATCGTTATGCCTACGCTAGAAGGTAATAGCATCAATGAGGTGGTGATTGCGCGGGACACGTCCGGCTCGATGTACGGTGATCGACTAACCAAAGTCACCAGTGAGATGGTGGGGCTGGCGCAGAACCTTAACATTAACAAGATACACATGATCGACTGGGATGGTGAGGTTGAGAATCACGAGATATATACCAATGATTCTTTCAAGAACGCGCCAGAGCTACGCACCGCACACGGCGGTGGAGGCACCGATCCTACGTGCGTCTCTGACTACTTGAGTAAGAACAGCATCAAGCCAGACTGTGTGGTGGTATTGACTGACGGTGAAATCGGTTCGTGGGGTAACTGGACTAGTCCGGTGCTCTGGGCAATCGCAAACAACAGAAACATAACCGCCCCTGTGGGCAAAACAATCAACATTGAATAATCAATGTTCAACGGAGAAAGAGAATGAGCATAGCAAACAGTGCAGTATTGGTACGTCTAAACATTAGCGTGTGGGGTGCAAGTAAGCGCAACAAAGACCTAGAAAGTGAGGTCGCTGCGGGTAAGAACGCAGACCCAAGGGCGATGCGTATGTACGACAACCTGATGGTCGGTTCAACTGGCCACAAGGATATACAGAAACATGCAGCCCAATCGCGTCTATGGCACAACACCATGACGCTACCGTGGGATGAACGCGGGTACAGGCTTTGTCCTACTAGTCTATTCCTAGACTACAAGTCGCAACACAATCTGAAGCAGGCTACGTTTAGTAGCATGGTAGATACATTCCGAGTTAAGTATTGGAGCTATCGTGAAACTGCTAAGGACTATCGTGGTGACATATTCAACGAGAATGACTACCCACCAGTGCATGAGGTGATGGATAAGTTTGCATGGAACTTTGTTGTTGCTCCTGTACCTGAGTCTGGTCACCTGTGCATTGATCTACCCGCACAAGAGATGGAAGAACTCAAGGCCACGTGCGATCAGGAAGTTGAACGTAAGGTAATGGAAGCCGCCAAGGAAAATGACAAGCGACTACTCAAGGAGCTGCAAGCGATAAGTGCGAAGTGCACGGATACTGGGGACGAGGAGGAAGATGACAAGAAGCGGTGGCACGAGACTTTTGTATCCAATCCCTTGAGCTTGTGTCGGATGCTCAAGCACATGAACCTGACCAACGACCCCAAGGTAGAAGAAGCACGTCAACGGCTTGAAGATATCATGGCAGGTAAAACAAAAGAGATGTTCAAGGATTCCCCAACTGTCCGTGAGGAAGTGAAGGAAGAAGTGGACTCAATTATTAATTCATACGACTGGTAGGAGAAAGAGAATGATTTCAGAAGTATACAATAGAGATAGCTACTTAGTGGTAAACGCCAAAGAGGACATCAAGAACGGTGATGCAGGCACGTTTTCAAACATGCCGAGGAATGTTTACCACAACCAAAACGATACTGGACCCTTGAAGCAGAAGAATCATCTGGATATTGCCCCTGCTTTACTTTTGTATCTCAGCCAGCACTACACTAACTACTCGTTCTACGTTAAAACTCGCACCAGATACACCGACAAAAACGAAGAGTACATGACCATGCGCGACATATATGTGTTTGATGGTGACGAGCCTGTTGGTCGTATCAGCAGAGGTGAACGGTACTCAAACAATCATGACGGTTTGGAGTTTGAGAACAATCGCATTAGCCTAGACTTGAAACGTGGGAGTGCAAAGAAGACAGCGAAGCTCAGTACAGCAAAGTCTTTGTTCGCCCAATACTTCTATGGCATGACCATACGTGAGCATATGGAAGCAATGGCGTCCAGCGTAAGGTACGAAGTAAGTAGCAGCTCGTATCAGTTAAGCAGAGAGTATGATACTGCACGCAGCAAACTTACTGACTACATCAAGACAGAGGTTGCACGCGCTAATGAAACGGTACTCAAGTTTCTTAAAGACATGGGTAAGACCGATCTTATCGATGCTTTTCATCACACACAAAACGAGTTGCAGGTAGTAAAAAATATCGAAAGCGTAGTCGATAAAAGAAACGGCTACTATGTTTTGTTGAAAGAAGATGAGTATTTCAAGTGGCACCAAGGTGAGTCAACACCAAAGCGGTTCAAGCGCGATGAGATGCCGAGCGATATGCGGATGGCATTGGGTCTGTTGAAGATTGCTGACAAGAATACATTTGTGGACGGGGCTGGTTTCAAACTGGCAGATGATAAATTCTTTATTCGTAACGAGGTGCAACTTGATTTTGACAGCTAACAGAATACGCCGACGTGGTAAGCAGAAAGAGCCTACGTTAGTACATGTAAACGTGCGTCTACCACAATACGTGGTAGACCATTTCAAATCATTCCCTAGACATACTCAAGAAATGCGAAGGGTATTAACTGAACACGTAGACAACCTAGAATATCTAGGTTGTGAGGAGAACGAGAGTGACAGGTGAATCCTTCTACTTAGACATCGACGGGGTGACGTGGCAGTACATGTTGGTTACTGATCCAGAAGCTGCACTGTACTGGAACGCGTCTAGTTACAAACTAAGGCTTGGTGATATTCGCATAGCCACAAAGTGTTCGCCCGAGGATCGCAAGAGACTACGGCGGGAGATACTGAAAGACATAGAGGAGAATGAATAAACTAACATTGAATATTCAATGTTGCTTACGCCCCGCCTAGTGCGGGGTTTTTTGTGCCTTTACAAAGTCAAGTCTTTACGCTATTCTTTCTGAATGGCGCTTACTCCCGAAAAGAAAGTTAAGAACAAAGTCGTGAAACTACTCAAGGATCACGGCGCTTACTACTTCTTTCCCGCCAGCTACGGAATGGGTCGTAGTGGGGTGCCAGATGTAGTTTGTTGTTACCACGGTAAATTTATCGGCATAGAATGTAAGGCTGGTAACAACAAAGCAACTGCGCTACAACTTAAAGAGCTTGCTGCTATCAGAGAAGCAGAAGGCGTAACCTTTATCATTAACGAAGAGAACGTAGGGGTACTCGACGAGTATCTAAAAAATAATGGAAATGTTGACGATAGATTTCGAGACGTACTACGCTAAGGACTACGGCCTCAACAAGCTCACCACTGAAGAGTACATCCGCGATCCTCGCTTCGAGGTCATCGGTGTGGCTGTCAAAGTCTGGTCGAGCGATGATAGTAACCAAGCTTCGGTCCCACTTTGGTTTTCCGGTAGCAAAAAACAAATAGCAAAATTCCTATCCCAGTTTGATTGGGACAACTCCATTGCTCTTGCACACAACGCTATGTTTGACATGGCGATCCTCAATTGGCACTTCGACATCCGACCTAAAAAGATTGCTGATACGCTAGCAATGGCACGGGCTATCCACTCCATTGAAGTTGGTGGGAGTCTGGCTGCATTGTCCGAATACTACGAACTGGGTAAAAAAGGCACCGAGGTGCACAGTGCTATTGGAAAGAAGCGGCTGGACTTCACAACAGAAGAACTTAAAGCCTACGGTGGCTACTGCGTACAGGACGTAGAACTTACCTTTAAGTTATTCAACGTGCTGAAGAAAGATTTCCCGAACTTTGAGCTGGCCTTGATAGACCTGACAATCCGTATGTTTAGTGAGCCGAAGCTATGCCTAGACTTAGGTGTACTCAACGCGCACCTTGAGGATGTTGTAGGTAAGAAAGAAGCCCTAATGGCGAAGGTCAAACACGACAAGAAACAACTCACAAGTAATCCACAATTTGCCGAACTACTGCGGGAATATGGCATCGAGCCTCCACTCAAAATAAGCCCCACAACAGGCAAGGAGACTTACGCATTTGCCAAAAGTGATGAAGGGCTTAAAAAACTCCAAGAACACGAGAACCCAGAGGTTCAAGCCATTGTGGCTGCTAGACTAGGAGTAAGGTCTACCATCGAGGAGACACGCACCCAGAGGTTCATTGACATAGCTGGTAGGGGTACACTACCTATCCCGTTACGTTATTACGCGGCCCACACAGGGCGCTGGGGAGGTGACGACAAGATAAATATGCAGAACCTACCCCGTGGATCGCAGCTCAAGAAGGCTATGTGCGCCCCTGCTGGGTACAAGTTTGTGGACTGTGACCTGTCTCAGATAGAAGCACGGACACTAGCGTGGCTGGCCGAGGAGGACGACCTAGTTGAGGCATTCGACAGAGGGGACGACGTATACAAGATAATGGCCTCTGCTATCTACGACAAGCCTGAAGACCAGATAAACAAAGAAGAAAGGTTCGTTGGTAAGACTACTATACTAGGTGCAGGGTATGGCATGGGTGCTCTTAAGTTTAAGGCCCAGCTTAAAAACTTTGGGGTGGAGCTAGAACAGGAAGAATGTGACCGCATCATAAAGGTATACAGAGAGACATACCCAGAGATACCACGGCTATGGCGGGAAGCAGGAAGGGCACTAAATACTATTATGAAAGACCAGACTGGCTCTTTCGGACGCCCCGATATACTTGAGGTTGAGGGGAATAGCGGTATCCGGCTACCCAACGGCCTGTATATAAAGTACCCAGAATTGCGAAAAGAGACTGACGAAGAGGGTAAATCGGAGTTATTGTACAAGACCCGCAAGGGTAGGGCGCTTATGGATACTAGAATATATGGAGGTAAGGTAATCGAGAACGTGTGTCAGGCACTGGCACGGATTGTTATCGGTGAACAACTGCTCCGCGTAGCCCAGAAGTACAAAGTCGTGATGACCGTACATGATGCAATCGGGTGCATTGTCCCAGAGGATGAAGTAGAAGAAGGTATGCGCCTAGTAGAGAAAGTTATGAAGATCAGGCCCAAATGGGCACCAGACCTGCCTCTCGACTGCGAGGGTGGGTATGGTGATTCCTACGGAGCTTGTTGATGGCCCCAGCGGGCGGTGGGCAGGGTTTTACTATTTTTCTCCCTAAAAACACCCGCAGCATACAACATTGGAACTACTCCCCTTAGTCGAGAATGGTGTGCCAATACCATATCTTGACAGGCGTTCTCTTTCTCTGATGTGTGTATGCCGAGGAAACCGCGCTAAGGTTAGTCGTGCCCTACCTTGAGAGGGCACGCATTGAATTGAGGAGCTTATGAAAGTACGAATAGAGTTGGAACAACAAGACGTAGAAGAAGTCATATTGTTGATTAAAAGGCTTACTGATGCCTTAGAAAGAGTAGAAGAATTTATAGAGGAACAAGACGGAGATGGCGAAAATGAGTAAGGAAGAATTTCAAGAACTTTGGGATAGAGAATTGCTCAACGGATGGCAATGTGAAGGCAGTATGGCGAGTGTAAAAGCCTTTTTCTTTAAAAAAGCCACAGGATTAAATGACTACGAGGGGGAACTTGATTGGGGTAAAGTAGATACTTTTTTAGAAAGTTGTGCCCTTAAAAGATATGAACTGATGTATGTAAGCAAACAACCCGTGCGAGCATTTGTTGCAAATAGATCGCCCAACCTTAGCGGTTGCCTTTGGTCAGGAAAGTACAGCCACGATGAGTTATTAGAGGCCATCGACAGATTTAAGTGGACACCTCTTACTGAAAAGCAGAAGGAAAAGTTTTCTAAGCAAAAATATGAAAGGTATAGGAAAGGAAAAAAGTATCTAACCATTAAAGCCAGAGAACTAACTAAAAAGCACGATTGGAATACTGTTAAATAGTAGTAGAGGAAGGTAGGTATGGCGAAGAAGGGACATAAAGATTTGCACCCAAAGATTATATCTATGGCAAACAAAGGTATGAAGGGTGTTGATATAGCTACTGAGTTAGGGCTAAGTCCCAACAGCGTCAGGACAATACTTTACAATCACGGGGTTAAGTTAAAGACCCCGATAGGCAGACCGATGGTGGACAACCCTGTTCGTAACAGGTTCAAAGTACCGAAGGTACACAAAGGGCCGGAGCAGGTGATGCCAGACCCGTTTATTCGAGTTTTAAATAAAGATGTATAAAGAGTTGGAACAGAAGTGTAAGTGCGGCCAGAAGATGCTTGAGGTGCTTGGCTATATAGAGAAGCAAGACGGTGATGAACACCCGAAAGCTTTCCGTAAAGGTTGGTACTGCCCGTGGTGTAAAAATTGGGAAGACGCAATACTTAGAGAGAAGATTGTAGAGGAGGAGTAGGTATGGTGAGCCAGTTGATGTGCGTAGCCCTAGCTATCTATTTTGAAGCTAGAGGTGAACCAGACGCAGGGCAGATTGCAGTCGCTCACGTAGTCCGAAACAGAATCGAAGACCCACGCTACCCAGACAATGCGTGTGATGTAGTAAAGCAGGGTTACTACTGGAACGGTAACCCGATACGAAACATGTGCCAGTTCAGCTTTTACTGTGATGGCAAACCAGAAGACCCGCACGATGAACGAGCTTGGCGCGATGCGTTATACATAGTGCACCTAAGTGGGTTGATTCCTGATATTACAGGAGGTGCAACGCACTACCACAGCACCAAAGTATTCCCCGAGTGGGCATACACGGGGCAGGTTACAACTAACATACACAAACATGTGTTTTACAGAGGGGTTAACTAGTGTACGAATACAAAGCAACAATAATTAGAGTCGTAGATGGAGATACCGTAGATGTTGACATTGATCTTGGTTTTGATTGTTGGGTTCGTAATCAGCGTATCCGTCTTTTCGGCATCGATACTCCGGAATGTCGCACTAGAAATAAACAGGAGAAAGCTCATGGGTTACTCGCAAAAGCCTACGCCCAAAAGGCTCTCAAGTTGGGAGGAGTTTATGCGCTACGAACAAGAGAGAAGGGAAAGTTTGGAAGGTACTTGGGTGAAATCAAAGTTGGACGGACGACCATTAATAAACTACTCATCAAAGAAAAGCTGGCTGTCGCGTACACCGGACAAAATAAAAAAGACATAGCTGCTGCACAAGAAGCTAATCGTCTTGCGCTTGTTAAGGAAGGTAAACTAACGGCTACGGGCGTACCACCTGTTAGCGAATACGAGGATAGATTGTAATGAATAAAGAAGAATACGCAATACAAGTAGGTGCGCTGGCTTGGGATGAAGATACCCATCAAGGAACAGTAATGTTAGCACCGGGCTTTCTTGAAGAACCTCCTACTATACAACTAGCTATGCTAGCAGGATGGAGAGATGCTGTTGAAAGTCTGTATATCGAATACTTAGACACCTACCAAAAGAAGCACTAAGGAAAAACTATGGCCGCTTGGTCCTACAGCAAAGTTAATACCTTCAAGCAATGCCCCAAAAAATACTACCACCTAAACGTCAAAAAAGACGTGAAGGACAGGGGTAATGCAGCTACTGCGTATGGCAGTAAAGTACATAGTGCTGCTGAGAAATATATAAGAGACAACAAGCCGCTACCTAAAGAATACAGTTTCATCCAGCCTACTCTCGATGCTTTCAACCGGATAGAAGGCGAGAAGCATTGTGAGATTAGGCTTGGTGTAGCGAGAGACGGTGACGAGTTTAGCCCATTAGGCTTTTGGGATAAGAACGTCTGGTACCGAGGTATAGCTGATTTACTAATAGTCAACGGAGAAAAAGCTTATCTGGTTGATTATAAAACAAGTAAGACCGCGAACTATGCGGATACTAAGCAACTAGACCTACTTGCAGGGGCTGTGTTTATAAACTTCCCTGAAGTTAAAAGAATTAAATCTGCATTGTCATTCGTAGTGTGCGATGGCTTTGTAACTAAAGAACATACCGCAGACATGTACAAGTCGTACATCGGTGTGTTTGACGAAGCACTTGAACGGATTGAAGTAGCTGCTGATGAAGGTGTATGGAACCCGATAGACGGGCCGCTGTGTCGATTCTGTCCGGTGACTAGCTGCGAGCATAATAGGAAATGATATGCGTATAGTCTGTGCACCACAACAAGTAAATCTTTTTGACGAAGATATTAGAAGAGATGCCCCACGCTGTAATGTAGTGTGGTGGACTGATGATAAAGACAATAGCGATTGGTATCTTTACAACAGTATGAGGACATACCTCAATAAACCTTTGTTAGACACGTTAAAAAATTTTGGGTCTCCGCAATATTCAGAAATAAATTTATACCTACTAAAAAATTTGTATCGTGCACTGCTTCATGAAGAACCTACAAAAGGGTTCACTGACAGATTAAAAAAGTGTGGTAGGCATATAGAGTATTGGCAGTGGGACATTTTTGAGCAGATAAGATGGCGTGCTAGTAAAGGTGTACATCCTAAAGTAGCACTAGAAGACATGCTTAAACTCCACTATCGTAGGGTCGAACGTGAAGATATTTATGAAAGATGGGATAGCCCAGAAATAAAAAAGGAATGGCGCGAAGTAAGAATGCAAGTATTAGAGGCGTATAAAGCACAATGCGCTATATGCAACCGTACCCCACAACAACATGGAGTGGTGGTACATGTAGATCACATAATACCTAAATCACACAAACCGAATCTAGCCCTGTGCTTCTCTAACCTGCAAGTGCTTTGTGAAGACTGCAACATGGGTAAAGGTAATAAATTTAATACAGATTGGCGTCCTGTAGTGACTAACCACGTATCAGTACACGAGCATCTGGAATACTGAAGGAGGTAGAAATGCCAGCCAAGAAACGTAACTACAAAAAAGAATACGAGAACTACCAAGGCACTGAAGAGCAAAAGAAGAAACGTGCCAAGCGTAATGCTGCTCGACGCAAAGCAATGAAAGAGGGCAAGGTTAAGAAAGGTGATGGCAAGGATGTAGCCCACAAGAAAGCTATGGATAAAGGCGGAAAGAACTCTGATGGTACTAGAGTAGAGAGTAAATCACGGAACCGGTCCTTTAAACGGGACTCTAAAGGAAATCTAGTATCTGAAACGAGTAAGCGCGAGAGCGCGAAACGTAAGAAGTAAGTGTAACTATTCCCCCTAGGAGGGTGCAAACTAATATGAAAAATGTAAGTGAATTGAGAAATGAATTGTCCGATGTTTTTACTGGGTTAATAACTGGTGATGTAAAAGCAAAGGACGCAAAAGAATTAGCTAATGTAGCTGGGAAAATGATTAATTCTGCTAAAGTGCAACTTGAATATCATGCACTACGTAAAGAAAGCAACACGAAAATAAATTTTTTACACTCTACAGATAAGTAATGGAACTAAGAATTTGTAAAGTGTGTGGGGTTGAGAAGGAACTCAGCCCTGTATTTTTTAGCGTAACACGTGGTGTTTGGTCGGAACGCACATGCCGTGCATGTAGAAAATTAGCTAACAAAGTTTTAGAAAAAAGTAAGCCTTATTTAAAAACTCCTGAAGGAACCACTCGTATTTGTGGTAAGTGCGGAGAAACTAAATTACTAGTACGAGATAATTTTAGGGTAGAAAAAGGTTATTTTAAGAAAAACTGCCGCGCGTGCACAAAAAGTAGAAAACGTCGAAAAAGTGTAGATGCTAGACGCCGTATCAAAAAAAGATATAAGGCAAAGTATCCAGAAAAAATTCGAGCGCAAAAACAAACAGGGCTATATTATTTTAAAAACTTGCTAGCCGCTGGAACGAAGATAAAAGCTAGTCAAATTCCCGAGGAGTTAGCAGAAGCAAAACGAATGCAAATACGAATACTCAGGGAAATAAAAAGTGAAAGTAGTCAACGATAGAGCCATCGTGCTCAAGACAAAGCGTCCTCATCTGATTACCGAACGAGTAAAAAACTACAAGGTGCTCACGGAAGAAAAGGGCGTGTACAAGATAGTTATACCGTGGGGGCTACACGAGTCTCAAGTGTTGGCCGAGTTGAAGGTAAAAGAAGTACCTTCTCCTATGGCACGGGACTACGAGTACACCGGCAGATATGAACCGTTCGACCACCAGAAAGAAACAGCGTCTTTCCTAACACTGCACAAGAAAGGCTTTTGTTTTAACGAACAAGGCACCGGGAAGACTGCATCTGTGATATGGGCGGTTGACTATCTAATGCAGCAGGGTCTGATAAACCGCGTGCTGGTTATCTGTCCTCTGTCTATTATGAAATCAGCATGGCAAGAGGACTTGTTTAAGTTTGCCATGCACCGTACTTGCTCTGTAGCGCACGGAACTTCGGCGCAGCGCAAGAAAATACTTAACGCTGGCTCTGAGTTTGTCATCATAAACTTTGATGGCGTGGCTGTGGTCAAAGACGAGATTATGAAAGGGGGCTTTGACATGATAGTTGTTGACGAAGCCAACGCCTACAAGAACGCACAAACAAACCGCTGGAAAACTTTACGCGACATAACTGCAAACGTGCCGTGGCTTTGGATGCTTACTGGTACCCCCGCAGCACAATCCCCGGTTGATGCGTTTGGTTTAGCCAAGCTAATCAACCCGAAGGGCGCACCTAAATATTTTGGGCAGTTTAGAGACAAAGTGATGCACAAAGTCTCACAGTATACGTGGCGACCCAAGCCCGATGCGGACAAGACGGTGCATGAAGTTCTACAACCTGCGATTAGATTTGAGAAAGATCAGTGTCTTGACCTTCCTGCTGTTACTTACATAGACAGAGACGCACCACTAACGAAACAACAAGCTTCTTACTACAAACTGTTGAAAGACCGCATGATTATGGAAGCAGACGGGGAGCAAGTTACTTCCGTCAATGCAGCCACTAACTTAAACAAGCTACTGCAAATCTCTGGTGGGGCTGTGTACTCCGACGATAAGGAAGTTATAGAGTTTGACGTGAGCAGTCGTTTGAAAGTAATTAAAGAAGCTATTGATGAGTCTTCTAACAAAGTGTTGGTGTTTGTACCGTTTACTCACACCATAGAACTACTAAAAGAATTCCTTACTAAGAACAGCGTAGCGTGTGAAATTATTTCAGGTAAAGTCTCTGTAAATAAACGCAGTAGAATAATTAAAGACTTTCAAGAAACAAACAAAATACAAGTGCTTATCATCCAGCCACAGGCAGCGTCACATGGATTGACCTTAACTGCGGCTAACACAATTATTTGGTACGCTCCTGTTACTAGCGTAGAGACATACTTACAAGCCAACGCACGTATCGACAGACCGGGGCAACACAACCCGATGACGATAATTCACATACGCGGCAGTGAAGTAGAGACACGCCTATACAACATGTTGCGGTCTAAAGTTGATCATCACCACAAGATAATCGACTTATATAAACAAGAAATAAATACTTGACGCTGTAAAGCGTAAGAGTACACTACTCCTCCCTACCAAAAAGGAGGAGCGATGAAAGACACACCTGACAAACTAGCCACCATCTACATCAAGATGCGTGAAGCTATACAAGAGAAAGAAGAAGAAATAAAGAAAATAAAAGCACAACAAGAGAAAGTAACTCAAGAGATGCTAACTCTGTGTGAAGAACAAAACATTGATAGCTTGAGAACGCCAGCCGGTACCATCTCGCGTAGAGTGCGTACTAGTTACTGGCCTAGCGACTGGGACAAGATGCACGAATTCATAAAAGAGAACAGCGCGTTTCATTTACTGGAGAAGCGCGTGCATACCTCTAACATGAAAGAGTTCCTAGAAGCTAATCCTGATGTAGCACCTCCGGGTCTACAGACAAACCGTAAGTACACTATCTCTGTACTTAAACCACGTAAGAAGTGAATAGACTTCAAGTACAGGACGGGTGTTTTGTGCACCCGGATACCTACGAGCCACTGCGCTCTGTAGAAGTTGTAATAACAGACAGCGGAACGCTATCAAGAAATTACTACGAAGATAACAAGCTTACTTGTTGGTCTTTCGACTGTGACTTTCCAGACGAAGCGGTGTCCAACAAACAAGCTAGTCGCTGTCTTGATTGCACCCAGAGTATAAAAACTGGACGGAACGCAGGAGGAGCACCTTGTAAATTCTTTACTAATATCAAGGTAGCTTTTTTGGGGCAGAACTCTCTTTACGAAATCAGACTTAGTGCATTGAGTTTGTTTTCCAGAGACGACAACAGGATGAATCTATATAAGTATATAGAACATCTTGAACGCAACCGAGAGCACGTCGGTAATGTGCTAACCGAAATATATTTTGTAGAACATCGTGATTTTTACAAGATGTATTTCAAACCGGTTCGACCTTTAGCAGAGGAAGAACTTGCAGATATAAAGCAGCTTGAGAAAGCTGGTCAATCAAACCCTTTTAAGGAGCAATATATGGCTAGTAAGTCACACATAATTAGAGGCGTAACTGCACTCTACCCCCGTATCAACCAGCCCTACCACTGGAGCGACAAGCAGAACAGAAGTGTCCCGTGTGATGCTACAGAAGATGGAGCGTCTTACGATCTAAACTTTGGCATGAGCAAAGCGCAGGCTAAAGAACTGTACAACCTGATGAACGAAGCGTACAAAGCTGCGCGGGAAGACTCTTGGCCTAAGAAGCTAGAGATGCGTTTTAAGGAGCAAGATGACGGAACTTACGTTGGTAAGGCTAGTCTTAAAGCTGCATACAACGGCAATCCTACTTCAATCCCAGACCAGTTTGATTCAAAGAACAAGAAGCTGGACAGCGACTTTATGCTCACTACGGGTAGTACAGTAAACGTAGCTGTTGAGTTATTCCCTTACAAAATAAACGGTGGTGGCGTAGCCCTCAGACTGCGCGGCGTGCAGGTTAAGAAGTACGTGCCTTACAAGCCAGCATCTCCGTTTGATGAAGAGGATGGTTTTAGCGCAGACGAAGAGTCTGGTAGTCCGTTTGCGTCAGATGACTCAGACGGTGGGTTTGAAGCAGAGGACACCCCAAAGGCTAAACCCGAAGCTGATCCGTTCGACGACGAAGAAGTTAAAGAACCTGTCAAACGTAAAAAGAAAAACAACATTTCTGACGACGATGACGATGATATAGAAGACATTATTTCTTCATGGGGTGATGACGACTAATGAGCTACGGCTACTCGACACATCTCGATAGTCTGAATCAAGAAGCTGACCAATCCCTGCTGGGGGTCCGCCTTGGCCGCACGTGCATTGACGCTAATGTGCCTGTTACCGAGGTAGCCTCTCAGCTAGGGGTTACCAGACAGACTGTCTATAACTGGTTCACGGGCGTCCATGAGCCTAAACAAGAACTGCTAGAACTAATAGAAGCGATAATAGCTGAGTTTAGATAATGCAAACATTCGATCTCATAGATTACGTCGTCCCTAAAGGCGGCATATACAATGTGATCGGCATGAAAGACGGTAGGCTTATACCAAAGTTTACCGATAGTTTAGAAGTAGCATACGAAATAGCTGACGGATTTTCCGAACAAGCTATGGATGTCTACTTTGCTCTGGGTAAGTTGAAAGAAAAAGGTAGCCGCAAGGTAGAAAACGTAGAGTCTCTTGGAGCTATTTGGCTTGATATAGATTGCGGTGGAGACAAAGCAGAAGAGATAGAACCCTCTACAGGATTACCGAAAGGCTACGCTAGCCAGAAAGAAGGACTAAAAGCTCTTAAAGAGTTTTGCAATACAGTCGATCTGCCTGAACCAGTAATTGTAAATTCAGGTTATGGCTTGCATGTGTATTGGGGGTTCACAGAAGAAATACCTACCGAGAAATGGCTGCCTATTGCCAAGAGACTAGAGCAAGTATGTATTACTCAGAAATTTTATGCCGATCCGAACGTGTTCGATGCTGCGCGTATACTGCGAGTACCGGGCACTTACAACCAAAAGAAGGATACTCCTAAGTTAGTAAAGGTAGTAAACCCTGTAACCGCAAGGTACGCACCTGACGATATACGTGGGCTACTTGGAGTAGACCCCGATGAAGTTGTTACGGTTAAGAAGAAAAGCAGCCAACCTATACTGGACCCGCTGCAAAAGCTCCTTGATGAAAACAAAGACTACAAGTTTTCTAAAATAATAGGGCGGCAAGACCCGTGCCTACAGCTCAAGGATAGTCTGCTAAACCGCAAAACTCTGTCGGAACCTCGTTGGTTTAACGCACTGTCTGTCGCTAAATTTTGCGTAGACGGTAGCAAAGCTATACACACCGTCTCCCACGGCCACCCTGACTACGATTTTGGTGCAGTTGAAAGAAAGATCGCAGGTATCAAGGGACCACACTCTTGTGAGGAGTTTGAGAAGAACAACCCCGGTGGTTGTAAGCACTGTCCACACAAGAAAAGCAAAGAAGTAAAAGGCCCGTATAGCCTAGGTAAAGTTATAAAGAAAGCCTCCAGTAGCCCTATAAATAAGTTTGAACCTTATTTTAGAGGTAAAAACGGGGGCGTGTATTTGATGAAAGAAGAAGACGCAGTGCTTGTATATGAGCACGATTTTTATTTAAAGAAACAAATGTGGGACGACCAAGAAGGGTTTGTGTCCGTGTTTGTTTTTCATTCTCCGCACGATGGCGTGCGTGAGTTCAAGATACCTAACGAATGTTTAGAACGTAGACTGTTACTTAAGACCCTTGCACATAATGGAGTAGTAGCAGGTGCCAGCAACTCGGCGGTTTTGATTGAATACGTTACTAGAACTATTCAGATATTACAGACAAAAGAAAAGGCAGAAATAATGAGATTACAATTTGGATGGGCTGACAACGATACTAAGTTTATTGTAGGGGAACGAGAGATTACTGTGGATGGGGTGTATCACTCCCCTGCGTCTTCTGTAACTAAGTCCTATGTATCCTACTTTGAACCAAGAGGTACTTTAGAAAAGTGGCAAGAAGTATTTAACTTGTACAACAAGAAAGGTATGGAGATACAAGCGTTTGCCGCACTCTCTGGCTTTGGTTCCCCCCTGTTACAACTTACCGGGCAGAAAGGTGCAATCATAAACTTAGTGCATAAGAACGCAGGTACGGGTAAGACAACTATACTACGGATGGCAAACAGTATATGTGGCGATCCTGAACAGCTTTTGGGTAACCCCAAAGACACAGCCGTAGCACGTGTCAACAAGCTGGGCATACTAAACAACATAGTAAACACTATGGATGAGCTTAGTAATATGGAGTCTGGCCCTCTTAGTGATTTTGCCTACGAAGTATCACAAGGCAAAGGTAAGGATAAAGGCACCGCTACAGCTAATGCTAACCGTAAGAACGACACTACATGGCGTAACATGACGCTATCTTCGTCTAACTCTTCTTTTTATCAAAAGCTATTTGCAGACAAAAGCCTACCTGATGGTGAGCTTATGCGGATCATGGAGTTCTATGTAGACTACGTTGACCAAGAGACTATCTCTACAACGTACGGCAAAGAGATGTTTGACCACCAGCTAAACGCTAATTTTGGTCACGCCATTGTACCTTTCATGCAATACGTGCTTGCTAACCCCGAAGGTGTAAAGGCAGACGTGCTTAAGATACAGGCTAAGATAGACAAAGAAATGCGTCTTACTTCACGCGAAAGAAACTGGTCGGCTCTTATAGCTGCTAACATAGCTGGAGGATGGATTGCGTGTAAACTAGGGCTAATAAAGTTTGACATGGGACGCATCTACAGGAAGGCATCGCGGATCATAATTCAACTGAGGAAAGATACTGTAGCTCCGGTGGACAGCTATGTGTCCATACTTGGCTCATTTATAAACAATAACCTCAATAACCTACTTGATGTTGACGATGGTGTGGACCAACGTACTTCTAAACCTAAAGCACCTAGGCTAGAACCTAAGTACGGTAGACTTGTTATGCGGCACGAGGGTGACACCCAGCGGCTTTTTATTCCGGTTAAAGACATACGCAACGAATTGAACAAGGACAGCACAGACTACAACTCATTTATTGAAGACCTTAAGAAGCGTGGGATGTATTTGGACACTGTGAACAAGCGTATGTCTAAGGGTATGGCTGTATCTTCACCCGCTCAACGGTGCGCTATGTTCGATGCGTCTCACCCTGAGTTCTTTGACATGTCTAAATTGGTAGAAAAAGCTAAAGAAAATGCAGATAGAGAACGTGAATTACCAGATCAACTGGAAGAAATTTAAACGCGGCTGGTCATTCTTTATACCCTGCCTTAAGCCTGTCTCAGCCAAGCAAGTGTTACTGGCTGAGACTAAACGGCTTAAGTATAAAGTCGTGACTAAGGTAACCCTAGAGGGCAGCGTGCAGGGCATCCGTATATGGAGGGTTTAGACCACAGCAAACTCACGGACGAAGGGGTTGTCTAGTTTCGCGTTAAACTTCAACCCCGCTACCATCTTATCTACGTAAGATTGCCGTGAGCGGAAAGAACGCTCCAGTGTGTCTGGTCCTACGAGTTCAGGATACAGTTGAGCAAAATCTGCAAATTCTTTTCTGGCTGCATTAGTAACCTTAGTGTCTCCACTGGTTATACCCACAAAATATTTCTTCAGTATCTTTTGTTTTCTTGCCTGCACCTTCGATTCGTAGTTTAGAGCAGCGGCTCTGTTTTCGTACAAACTAGATAAGTCAGCAGGAGTAAAACCTATACTTTGCAGTAGTAAGTTATATGCATTGATGTCTGTATCAATAGGAGAGCCATCTACGGTTCTAGCACCCTCCTCTATAAACCTGCCTGTCTTCAAAATATTACGTAACGCGCTAGGTGATATGGCCTCAAAGAAACGCCCATACTCTCCTGCCTCTAAGAATTTCCCTGCATTTCTTTCTATACCTAGGGCATAACTACCCACCGGTCCCATAGCTTGCATCAATGCGGTCATAACATAACCGTTTTGTTCTATACTATACGGGTCTTCTCTAAACAACATACCGTTGGCAAGACCAACTCGGTTGGATATTTCTAAGTTAGTTAGGTAGTTAAGTGGGCCTTTGAATATAAACTCGTTAGTGAACAATCGCATTTCTTCTTTAGCATTAAACGGTTCGTCTTCATCACCAATGACCGCATTTATTATGTTTGCAAATGTAGCCGCAGCACCAAAGAATGGTAGTCCGTTTATACCCGCCAGCCCTGCACTCATGCCGTAGATGCCTATTACTTGTCTACGTGCCATTGCACGTATCTCTGCATCGGGATCAGCCTTTACACCTAATGGCTTAAACATACCAGCTTGTTGCATAGCCAGAGCAGTTACAGTGGCGCTATTCCAAATGAATGTTTTGAACGTACCCATCACACGTCCAAGCGAGTTCTGCATTATGCTTGGCCCTTCGGCTGCCATGCCTGAAGTGTTGACGTTCATCACAGTGTCAAGAGCATACTTCAACGCAGCTTGCTCTTGCGTCATGTTCTTGTATTGCTTACCGGGCGGACGTTTCTGCATTGCTAATTCGTAAGCAGCTATAGCCGATACTGACCTGCTGTACATTTCTGCTTCGGTGAAAGGCACGCTAGCAAGGTTCATTAGCTTTGCGGAAGTAGAGTCAAAGTCCTGAGTGCTTTGTTTGGCTCCGTCTAGTATCTCTCGCTGCATTGTGTGAGTACGCTGCGAGTATTTGTCTAACTCTTGCGCTAGTTTTACGTAGCGAGGATCAGTTATCCAGCCATCTTCACCCCGTGCCATGGCTGTTTTCATAGCCTTCAACACAGCGGAGTTAGCTTTAGCAAAACCAAAAGGGCCGCTCAACAACGGCAAAGTCAGTAGAGGTACAGCACTTAAGTTAACTATAGCCGCAGATATATTACCCGTTAGGAAAAGGTTGTAAGCACCTGTGGCAAAGAAAGAGGTTAGTGTGTTGTAGTTGGGGTTACGAATAAAAGCGCCCCTTGTTTCTACTATTTCTCTACGTACAGCGTTTTCTAGCCCGGTAGAAGGCACGCTAGCTATTTCTTGCAGTAGCCTGTCAATCTCCGGCAGTGTTTCTAAAGTGCTTAGTTTACGAGTCCACCTAATCATAGTGTCGCCGTATACTTGCACTAAATCTGTTGATGCACCGGGAGTTTCCTTTCTCTTCCTGAACCGCTGCATTATAGATTGCTCTGGGTAGAAAGAGAGATAGGCATCTTGTACTTGATCTTTTAAACCCTTGGTAGGCATCGCCGCCATAAGTTTTGCTACAAAAGAAGAAGGTGGAAAGTCTCCACTGGTTGCTTCCTGTATTTTATTAAACGGTCTGACATTGCTTATTCTGTTTCTATTTTCTTCGATAAACGCAGTGCGCTCATCAGCATTTTTAAAAGCATCTACATACCTTTCGCCGCTAGGTGTGTCATATTCTAAGTAAAAATTGCCAAACCTTTGCGCGGGCACATACCCTATAAGCGGTTTGTTTTTCTCAAACTCTTTTTCTAAATCTTTTCTGATTGCTTCATTCTCTGCGTTATCTAATACAAATTTCCTATACTCTTCGTAGGAGTCTCTGTACTGTTTACGTATTGATGCGTACATGTCACGCACACGTTTATCTAGGCGATTAAACCTAGTCATAAGCGCGTTAAATCTTGCTTTACGCTCGGGGTTGAGTTTGCTCGCGTTAAATTCCGGATCAACACCAACTGCGTCAAACTCTCCAAAAGCGAACTTTATAGCAAGCTCGCCCATTTCGTTTGCTTGTTCTGGAAGTTCTTTTACTAGTTTTTCGTACTCTCTGTAATTTTCTAGTACGCCTTTTACCCTTCTGTCTTCTGCACCACGTCGTCTTAATATAGCTTTTTGCAATAACGCTATTTGAGGTATTTTGTCCCCAACCATCTTTATAAAGTCTTGCAGACGCAGGACGCGCATGGCATTTCTAGCTATAGGTTGACCACCTTCTGAATCAAAAATGCTTCTAATGGCACTGAACAATTTATTTCTTTTCTTACCAATAAAATCTGCACCGCTGGTGGCTAGTTCGCTCATGGCATCCACACTCATTTTAGGAGTGCCTAGGAACAGCTTATCAACTAGCGTAGGCTCTACGTCCTGTGATACATCTAGTATCTGGTCTATAAAATCTAAACCTTTATTATAAGCAGTCTCACCTTTACGAAACCCAAAGAATCTAGCAATGGCGTCCATAATGTTCTGCCACATGCTTTGACTTTTCGGTGCTTTGATTTGTTTCAGGTAAGCTTGAAACTCTGGATTACCAACAAGCTCGGCGGCAAACTCTTGTAAGTCTTGGCCTCCATAGAATCCATCAATATTCGTATGAATTTCAGTATAGAAATCAAAGAACTGTTTTGTTAGCGGGTGGTTTGGATCATTTAGTACCTGTGATATGGCAGCGTGTACCGTCTCGTGCAGGAATGTGTGCTCGTTCAACCCTGTCTCTGGGTCGAGTGTTATGGTATTTGTCACAGGATCATAAGACCCGCTTGTACCTTCTGTAGTAGGGCCAACAACTATTTTTGTAGTTAAACCAAGCCCGCTAATCTTACGCAGCACGCGTTTTATTTCGATTGGCTGATTGGGTATCAGCCTAGTTATAAGCTGTCTGAAGTTACCACGTCTGGCTATGTCTGTTAGTTCTTCACTCAGGGCTTTGCCTTGGTAGGCAGGAGTTTTTAAGTCAAGTGACTTGTCTTGTTCAAGCACTCCCATAGAAGAAACTGCGTTTTCCTTAGCTTGTTCTACTGCTTCTATGTTTTTTTGTGTAGTTCTAACTACGACAGGAGGCTGACCTTTTAATCTGCCCGGACTGGATATTTCTGTAACAAATTGTCCATCGGGCCGCTCATACACTTTGAACTTTGAGTCTTTAGCGTCTGGTGACGTGGCTGAAAAAGATTCAATAGGTTTGCCCAAGTCTAAGTTATTCAACGCAGGTTCTGTTGCGTCTATAAACTCATCTATCTGAACTTCTTCAGTAGGTGTAACGTCTGCGGCCTCAACAGTTTCTACAGTCTGTGACGGAGTGCCACCCAGACGTGCTATGGCATCATCTATTTTCTGTATATTTACAGTAGACCCACTTTTTTCCGCGACTTCTTTCAGGTTGTTAATAGCTTGAGTGCGCTGTTCAGGTATCGCTAAATCTAGGCCAGCAAAAGCCTTTTTAGTAGCAGCGTTGACAGGTAAGTTCTGTTGTTTAAGGAAGTCATTAAGCGCACGGCCTACGGCTGGAGCGCGTGTTATTTCGCCCTCTGGCATACCTGCGAAGATGTCACCTTGTCCTTCTTCTGTTACAGCCTCACTAACTTCTGTCTCTGGCACTACAGGAGGTAAAGGCAAATCTAATTGTTCTGCTTCAAGCAGTTCTTTACGTCGCGTTGCATCTTGTTTTTCTTGTGCAACACGTTCTTTTTGGGCAGCTTTATCCAGTGCTTTTTGCTCACGATCAAAAGCTTTTGCCTGTCGTTCTACAGAGGGAACAAGTTCACCTTCTTTAGTAAACATTTGTTTTTGTTTTGCGCCGAATAAACCTCTTCTTTTTTCTGCTACTGTATCTAGTATGTTTAACTCATTTACAGAAAGTTCGCTTACAGGTTTAGTAGTGTCAAAAGCAACGCCTTGACGCTGGGCTTCGACAGCAGCGTCTTCGTACAATATTCTTTCGCTTTCTTGCTGTTGTACTTCTTTTACAACTTCTTGTTGTTCTTCTGTAAGTCCTTTGACTGTGCCCGTTTCTGGCACTTCGTTCGGTCTTAACCTACGCGCAGCTTCTAGTGCGTAAGGCATTGATACTACGGTAGGTACTCCGGCACCGGCTTCCGCAGTTTCTTTATCTAGCCTTGCTTGCACTACATCCGGGTCTAGTGTTTCTACGCCCGGAAGGTCTAACTGACCACCAAGTATCTTTTCTCTCTGACGTGCTTTATCTCGTAGCTTTCTAGCCTCTGTAATATCGGCGAGGCGTCGTCCTCTTTCAGCTCTGCCTCGTGCACCCTCTACGCCACCACCAACAGTACCAAACCCACCACCAGCTACTGCACCACGTACACTAGCTTCCATGATCCGGTTCCATTCATCGCTACCAAATATGTCTGGGTTCTCATCAATAAATCGTTCGGCAGCTATGCTAATACCTTCTTGCGCACCTTCCGTCAGACCTTCTGTACCAAACCCTTTAGCAAGCCCCGCAGTACCCGAACGCAACACACCCGGAGCCATACCGGATTTCTCTAGTATCTTTTCTGTTATACCTACTTTCATAGGCCCAGAGAGATTTTTGGCAAGAGTAGCAGGAAGTATTGAATCTAGTGCTGCGGCAGCAGAACCAAACAAAAGAGCGGTACCGGCAGCAGTCTCACCAGTTTCTTGATATATGTTCTGGAATATCTCAGGGGCGTTGAGTGCGTATGATCCAAACCCTGCACCAGCTAATTGTCCTAAAGCTGCTTGGCTTGCGACTGTACCTGCCGCTGCTGTTTTCGCTGCTTCCGTCGCTGCTTTAGTGGCTAATGCTCTACCGCCCAATAATGCAGGTGCAGCAGCACCGCCTGTCAAGGCTGTAGCAAGAGTAACGCCAAGGTTGGGTATCTGCTCACCGATAGTCTCAGAGACGAACTTAGTGAAATCACCGACACCTTCAATATCCCTGAAGCTTTCAAAGGCCGGAGCAGGTAAAGCCGCTTGCTTTTCAGCAGCTTCGGCAAGCTGCTCTTGAGCGTATTCTTCTGCACCAAAAGCACTGCCTACTAACGCAGGGATAACGTCCGTTACAGTAGAACCTAGACGACCTAAACCACGCTCAAACCCACGACCAAAAGCCTCCCCTACACCTACTTCGGGTTGTGGAGGTGCTGGAGGAGCCGCATTTACAAGCATTTCAGCAAAACGTGTAGCGTTTTCAGTATCGCCTGCGGCCTGTGCTTTCTTAAAAGCCTGATTTATAACGTCTAAGTCGGCCATTTTTACGCCTGTGCGTCTAAATAAGCTCGGGCTGATGCGACATCTTCTGAAGTTACACCGTTGCCTAAACCTGTCATCTGCGTAAGACCGCCTTGCCCAGTGAGTATTGGCATACGTTCTGCTATAAAAGCTTTTATTATCTCTGCTCTAGCAGTTGCTGGGTCTTCGCCTGCTTCTATTCTTGCATTTAAAGCTTGTATGTAAGGAGTAGTTCCTTCGTACTTACCTATTGCATCTACAAGATCAGCTCGTTGTTTAGCTAGTCGCGTTTGACGCGCAGCTTCCAAGGTAGCTTCAGATCGCAGTTTGTCTGCTTTGATAGCTTCTTCCTGTAAACGTAGTTTTTCTCTTGCTTGCGCTTCTGCTTCTAGTCCAGTTACTAAGGACTTGCCTATGTTGCCTTCAGTAGCACCGCCAGCATAACTAAGCTTGCTGAGCGCATTAGCTATAGCCCTAGCTCTATCTGATGTAAGAGCAGAACCAACACGGTTCATAAGTCCTTCTCTGTCTTTTGCCTGCTCACGGGCTTCTTCTACGTTTCTAAATCTGGCAGGGCGATCAACACCTTCGCCAAACAAACCGGCAAGTGCTGTACCTGTTTCTCCAGTAGCAGCTAACTGCTGTAACGTACCTTGTGGCCCTGCTGGTTCTAACTCCAACCCAGCTTTTTTAAACCTTGCTTGTAATGCTTTTTGTGCAAGCGCAGATTCTTCTGCTTGTGCTTCTTGTCTAGTCGTGTCTACGGCTTCGAGAGTACGCAGTACATCCGCTTCTCCTACACGATCAGGATAGTCTGTAGCAAGTTCGGCTACTTCCTCTAACTGCTGCAATTTTACTTGCATTTCTGGCGTAACTGTTTCATCCAATGACCCTGCATACCTTTGCATACGAGCTAGGCGTTGAATCTCTTCAGGGGAACGTCTTTCTCCTGTAACAGGATTTACAGCAAATCTCTCTAAAAAAGCACTGTCGCCTTCAACTAAACTTTCATCCTCACCAGCATACTTTTTAATTTCTCCGCCTTCTTGAAACCCAAGAATGTTGCGTAGATAACTACCTAATTCACCTATATCTGATCGTAAATTGACCAGCGGGTTATTGCTTCTGGTAGCTTCTGGTGCACGGTCACTTAACGCAGCTAGTCCCGATGCCTTATCCATAGCGTAACGCCCCGCTGCTTCTCTTGCGCCGGGAAACGCTTCTTCCATGCGTTGTGCTGGGCTTTTCATGCTTCTTTCTGTGCTGAAGTCTTTTCTAGTATCTACCCCAGCGAGACGGGTGGCTGGATTAGCACGAGAAATTATATCTTCTTGGTTCTGCATCATCCCCATATACCTAGCAGCGCGGCCAGCTTCGTCTTTCTTTTCTTGTTGCTTTCTAGCTAGGTACTGTAAATACCCGATACCGCCGGATTCTCTTTCTTCTGGCGTGTACTTGGTAGAAGTGCTACCGGGATCGCGTAGTTCTTGCTGTGGTTTAGCTACAGTTAATGCGTCAGGTATGTTCGGTTCATATATTTCTGCTTCTACCGGAGGACGAGGTGGCATACGCGCAGTTTCTATACCACGTACTCTGTCAGCCCTCTCCCTACGCATTCTTTCTGTATAACCTTCAGGTGCAGTTGTAGAAATGGTTCTACCTCCGCCTAACTGTATATCTCTTCTACGGCCTTCTTTTTCTAGTTGGCCCATAATCTTATCTACGTAAGGTTGTGTTTGCATCGTTTGGGGGAGCACATCGTAGTCTCTACCTGCTGCTACAAATTTATCGGCGTTACCAGCACCAGCGTTATACGCAATAAGCGCAGCTTCCACATCGCCGTCGTAGCGGTCAATCATCGCTTGTAAGTATTGCCTAGCAAATCCCCTGCTAGCTTCGGGGTCAAATCTGCTCCCCTCCATAGGCGGTACGCCAAATCCCGGCTGCTCCGCAGTCGAAGGCATTATCTGATATGCACCCTCCGCCCCTGCTCTACTAACGGCGCGGGGATTACCCCCACTTTCTGCAATCATAAGTGCGTCAAGCAGGTTATCCATGTTTATATCACTAGCTCTTACAAGATCACCTTTTGCATACCCAATAATGCTCCCGCCAGCCATCTTACTACGTGGTTCTATTATTCCCTTGGTGCTATCTAGGTACTGCATAACGAAGGGTAGCTGGTCACCCATTTGGGTTTTGAGGTCATTTAACCTTTGCTGTACATTAGCTTTGGCCGTTGGGTCTGTAGCAGCATCCATAGAAGCCTGCATTTGACGATACAAATCAGCCAGCCTTTTAACATCTTGAGGATCGGCTGCTTTCGGAGATACTGCACCGAGTGTAGGACCGCCTTCAGCCATACCCACAATGCCACCCCCCGCCATACCCATCATGCGACGGTTTTGCGCTACTTGCACCTGTCTACCACGCTGGGCCATACCCGGCATGAGACTCTGCATAAGTGAGGAAATGCCACCCTCTACTTGAGACTTTATAGTCTGAGGTTGTACAGGCTGTTGAGCTTGCTTATCTCGTTGTGCTGAAGCCAAAAGCTCCATAGCTTTGCGTTCTTTTAAAAGCGCCTCAAGTTCTTTTGGAACATCACTTTCTACTACCTGTTCGGCAGCAGCTTGTTGAGGAGATTTGGGCGCTCCTAATCTGGCAGAGGGTGCACCTACCATGCTACCTAGTTGCTGCTGTGGAGTAGGCTGAAGGGCAGCAATACCACCTTGTTGATTATCCATTCGCATCATTTGCACCTTTTAACCTATTTCACTTATGTTCTTTGCACCTTCTGCTATGGTGCCGAAAATACCCGCACCAAGACCTAGGTAATCTAAAAATTTACTCAAGCTATCTGGCTCTATGTACTCACGAGATACAGCTTCGATAGGCAGACCTTGTAGTAACGACTGCATGAATTGAAGTTTCTTAAAAGGGTCGTCTCGCTCTTCTCGAAACTGGGCAATGTCTGCTGCAATACCTTCTTGCTCTATACCGCGTTGTTCAGCGCCTGCTTGTCGTTGTGTACCTAGCACATCTAAGCCATACCCACGGTCTTTGTTAAATTGCCCAAGACCTTGCTCATAGGCGGTTTGCATACCTGTACCGTAAATGTCTGTAAGGTTTCTAAGCAAGTTGCGTTGGCCTTCAGACTCCATAATTGCTTGGCGTCCCCCGCCAAAAGCACCGGCTTTACTCAATCTACCTGCGTTCATTACCCGCTGTATTTCTGCTTGCCGCTGAGCTTCTGCCATCTGAGGTTCTAAGGCTGCGCTTATATAGGGAGACATGTAGCTTTGTGCTGTACTCCCAGTAAAATCACCGGCAGTGCTAGCCGTAGGCATAGCAAGGCTTCCAATCCCTTCGTAAGCTTGATTTTGTAGCTCAGAAGGCCCAGCCGTAAGAGCGCCGGTATATGCTTCATACGGTGTAGAGGCAAGAGCTTGACCCTTGCCCAACATCTCAGTTACATAAGGCTCAGCATAGGGAGAAAGTGATTCTACCGCTGACGATTCTTGACCTACTGGATCAGGCATTTCTATTCTCCTAAGCTGGCATCATCTTGGTAGGGTTGATCTCTGGGCCTTGTTTGGTAGTCCCAGTACGTTCATCACGCACCCTATCCATCATTGAATATAGTTGTTGTGCTCCTGCCTCTGAATTGCCGTTGCCTAAATGACTTACCACATCAGCAGGTATTACAAATTCACCGTCACTCAAAGCGGCGGGTTGATTTCCGTCTATTGTAGCAGGTATAAGGTCAGCCATCCCATCAGTAGCACCGCCTAGGTAGTAGCCTTGTCCTTGTCCTTGCGCCATACCGCCTGCTGCGAACCCCAGCCCCTCCATTCCCAGAAGCCCTACTAGTTCTAAAAGCGTGTCAACATCAATTTCTGCGTCTTCACTTGGGGCTGTTGTATAAGAGATAGCATCCATAGGTGCTGCTATTGTTGTTGTATTTTGAGGGGTAACTGCGTCTCTTTGATACTTATACTGCGGTATCTGTACGGCATTTGGGTCTAAAGCTTCACCCCCTAGGGCCGTGCCGGTAGGTACAAACCGCCCTTCTGTAAAATATTGTCTGCCATACTCGCCCGGTCTTCTAGGTCTGGTAAGCATATCCACTGCATCTTCGTTAGCCACTTCGCCACCTTCTGCATACATGTATAAATTTTTTGTATCTTCGTTTTCTTTAGTTATTTGAAACGGTTGGTCAAGCCCTTTAGCAAAATCATACAAATAGTCTATGTCTACAACATCGCCGGGTTCTTCCCGCACACCGCGTAGACTAGGAGGCAGTGCTAGTGTGCCTCCACCTCCGTCTTCGCTAGGAGGTGGTTCTCCCGGTGGTGGTGGTGGTGGTTCTTCCGGTGGTGGTGGTGG